ACTGGAAATATATCAGAACAAACTATTTCTGAATTAGAAAAAGCTGGTCTATCAAAAAATTATATAAATAATTATATTGAAGGACTTAAAGCTTTATCAGAAAGATTTGTAGAAACCGCTTATAAAGAAACAGGCGGTAAGGACAGTTATGAAAAAATGACTGCCTGGGTTGCTTCAAATTTAGCTGAAACAGAAGTTCAAAAATTTAATGATGGAGTTGCGTCTGACGATCAGACTGCCATTTACACTATTAAAGGAATGTTCGCTAGATATAATCAAGCAAACAGAGAACCAAATTTAAGATTAGGAGAAACTTCAACTCAATCTTCAGGAGATGCTTACGAAAGTATTGCTCAAATGAAAGAAGATATGAAAAATCCTAAATATAATACAGACCCTGCATTTAGAAGCATGGTTGAAAATAAATTATCGAGATCAAAGATATTCTAATAGGACAAAGTAGTTAGTCCTGTGTGAATAAAGCGAAAGTAAGCTTTACCCTCTGAGGAGGACAATTTAGATTGAAATTAGCTTTTTTAATTTAACTACAACTTAACTTAAAAAAGAAAGGATATTTTATAATGTCAAATTATACAGTATCAAATTTAGGTCAAGTTGCTGCCGCTGGCTCTACAAATGCCTTATTTCTTCAGTTATTTTCTGGAGAAATTTTAACTGCATTTGAAAGAGCAAACGTAGCACTTGATAAGACACAAGTTAGAACTATCTCTAATGGTAAGTCAGCAGCTTTTCCAATAATTGGAAAAACAACAGCTGCATATCATACAGCAGGTACAGAACTAACTGGTGTAGCAATCAAACACAATGAAAGAGTAATCACTATTCAAGATTTATTAGTGGCTCACACTTTTATTGCGAACATTGATGAAGCTAAAAACCACTTCCAAGTAAGAAGTTTATACGCAAATGAGCTTGGTAATGCTTTGGCCGTGCAAATGGACAAACACATTTTCCAAACTGTTTACAATGCTTCAAAAGCAACTGCATTAGATCCGCAAGCAGCTGGTCAATCAGTTACTGAAGCAAACTTCTTAACAGACGGAAAAAAAGCAGCAGAAGCTATTTACGCAGCAGCACAAATTCTTGATGAGAATGATGTGCCTGAGTCAGATAGGTTCGCAGCAGTTTCTCCAGCAGTATATTACAACATGATAAAAGACACTACAGCAGCTACAATCAATAGAGATTTTGGCGGTCAAGGTTCTTTTGCTGACGGTAATGTATTTAAAATTGCTGGCATCCAAATCGTAAAAACTAATAACCTTCCATCTGGTACAATTTCATCAGGTGTTGGTTCTGGTTCTATCGTTGGCGGTGCTGGTAATTTAGGTGGAACTTTTACTAATGATAAAGCAGTTGTATGGCATAAATCATGCAGCGCAACTCTGAAATTATTAGATCTGTCTACAGAGATGGAATATTCAGCAAGACATCAAGGTACATTAATGGTTGCTAAATATGCAGTAGGTCATGGTGTATTAAGACCAGAAGCTTCTGTAATTATTAAAACAGCTTAATTAACCTAGTAATGTAAATTAAGGGGAGGGGAGAAATCCCCTCTCACTTAATCAATCAATAACAAAAAATAATGCCATTAACAGCAACATCAAAATTAGAAGGCGTTAACACAATGTTAACAGCCATTGGGGAAATACCTGTGTCTAGTATTACAGCCGCTACCACAAACGATGTTTCAATTGCAATTAACATTTTAGAAGCAACTTCAAGAGAAGTTCAATCCAAAGGCTGGTATTTTAATACAGATTTAAATTATACACTTAGTCCAAATAATTCTAACAACATAGAATTACCTGCAAACACACTTAGAGTTGAACTTGAAGGTTCATCTCGTTCAAATAATTATGTTGAACGTAATAGAAAACTTTACGATCGCTATAATAATACATTTACAATCACGTCTCCTGTAAAAACAACTATAGTTTGGTATTTAGAATTTGAAAACATTCCAGAAGTTGCTCGTCATTATATAACAATAAGAGCAGCAAGAATATTTCAAGATCGCATGTTAGTTTCTGCTGAACTACATAAATTTCATGAAATGGATGAATTACAAGCTTACATGAACCTTACAGAAGCAGAAGGTGATCTTGGTAGACATAACATTTTAACTGGTAATTATGATGTTTATTCAACTTTAGACAGAGGAAATTATCAACCTCATTTTAGTGATGGCGATGAATAATGGCTGCTCGATTAATCTCATCATCAATTCCAAATTTATTAAACGGAGTTTCTCAACAAGCTGACACAGTAAGATTACCAAATCAATTTGAAATTCAAGAAAATGGTTTGTCAGATGTTGTTTTTGGTTTAGGAAAAAGACCACCAACAGAACATATTGCAAAATTAAGTAACGATACTAACACCAACAGTAAAATACACATTATTAATAGAGACTCTACAGAACAATATGTTGTAATAATTACTAACGGTGGAATTAAAGTCTATGATTTAAATGGTGTTGAAAAAACTGTAATTGCACCATCTTTAACTTATTTAAATTCAACCAGTCCAATATTAGATATAAATTTAGTCAGTGTTGCAGATTACACGTTCGTTGTTAACAAAGACATAACAGTTTTAAAATCTGGAAACGTAACAGCAGCAAGACCTTCAGAAGCTTTGTTTTATGTAAAAAATGGTCAATATAAAACTAGCTATAAAATAAAAATTGATGGTGTTGAAAAAGCCAGTTATGAAACTTTAGACAATTCAAACTCAGCTAACGCATCAAGCATCACTACAGATAATATAGCAACAGAACTATTTAATGATTTAAATTCTGCGGGCCTTTCTGGTTATTCAATTACAAGAGATGGATCCATAATACATTTAGTAAAAAATACAGGAACATTTACTGCTGATGTATCAGATGGCATAGGAGGTGATGGTTTAATATTAATTAAAGATAAAACAAACAGTTTTACAGATTTACCATATAAAGGAGTTGTAGGTTTTACAGTTGAAATAGCTGGAGATAACGGAAGTGAATACGACAATTATTATGTTAATTGGAATGGAACAGCTTGGGTTGAAACTGTTAAAAGTGGAATTGATAATAATATAAATTCAAATACACTTCCTCATTTACTTATTAGAACTGCTGATGGTAATTTTAGATTTACCAAAGCAGACGGTTCATCTTACGTTATAAATGGTACTACATATAAAGTACCTACATACAATCCAAGAACTTGCGGTGATAGTGAAACATCCCCAGATCCTAGTTTTGTAGGTAAACAAATTGCAGACGTATTCTTTTATAGAAATAGATTAGGAATTATATCTAATGAAAATGTAGTATTTTCTAAAGCAGGAGAATTTTTTACATTTTATCCTGAAACAGTAACTACAGTTTTAGATGATGATGCAATTGATATTTCAGTTTCTCACAACAGAGTTTCTAATTTAAAATACGCTGTAGCTTTAAACGAAGAATTATTGTTATTTTCAGATCAAACACAATTTTTATTAAAACCTGAAGAAGTATTAACAGCTAAAACTGTTTCAATAAATCAAGCTACAGAATATGAAATTGATCCCACTTGTCAGCCTATTCCTATAGGACAAAACGTTTATTTTGCTTTTAAAAGAGGACAATATGCGGGTGTAAAAGAATATTTTTTATCAGTTGATTTACAAACTAAAGAAGCTTTAGACACTACTATAAACATCCCTAGGTACATTAAAGGTAATTTATATTCATTAAGAGGCTCTACAACTGAAAATACTATTTTTGGTTTTGCTACAGGAGAACGAAACATAATTCATGTTTATAAATTTTATTTTGATAATCAAAACAAAGCTTTACAAAGAAGTTGGTCAAAATATGTATTTCCAACAGCAGACGTATTATTAGATGGTTCTGCTATTGAAAATTATTTTTATTTAGTAGTTAAAAGAGCTGATGGTACTTATTTAGAAAAAATAAATTTAAAAACAAATGAAGTTGATACAGATTTAAATTTTCCTGTATTGCTTGACAGAAAAGTTTTAGTAACAGGAGTTTATAATTCAGGTGCTAACACTACTACATGGACACTTCCATACCCAGCTACACAAACTCGATCAATTATTTTAGGTGGTTCTTGGAATACTCAAATGAGAGGTAGAAATATAACTGTATTAAATTCAACATCTACTACATTGACAGCAACTGGAAATTATTCAACAGCAGCAGCTTATGTAGGATTAAATTATAGATTTAAATTTAAATTTTCTACTATTTATATGAGAGAACAAAAAGCAACAGGAAACACATCTACAATTAGCACAGGCAGGTTGCAGCTTAAAAAATTAAATTTAATATATGCTGATACTGGATTTTTTAAAGTTATTTTAACTCCTCGTGCAAGAACAGCTTCAATATATCCTTTTACAGGACAGATATTAGGTTCTGCTGCATTTATTTTAGGTCAGCCTATTTTAGAAAGTGGAGAATTTAAAGTTCCAGTTCAATGTAGAAATACTGATATAGAAATTGAGATTGAAAGTGAAAGTTACTTACCTTGTAATTTTTTATCTACAGAATGGCAGGGTTTATATTCAACTATTTCAGGCAGATTGTCAGTTTAATGACTACAAGAATTGCAACTGAAAGAGTTACTGTAGAACAAGATATTTATGAACTTGTAAAAAATATAAGAAAACCAGATTACGAAGAAGTTAAAACAATATCAAATTCAGATGATATTTTATATCCAATTTTAACAGGTTGGAAAAAATCTGAATATTCAAAAACATTTTTAGTAAATGATAAAGTCGCAGGTGTTTACGGACTTGTTAAATCAGCAGATAATAAAATGGCAGCTTGTCCTTATTTATTATGCACAAACGAATTATATAAAATTAAAAAATCATTTATTAAAGGATGTAAGCAAAGAGTTGAGGAAATGTTATTTAAATTTCCAATACTTTTTAACTATATAGACAGCAGAAACAATGTCCATCTTCAATGGATTAAATATTGTGGATTTAATTTAATTCACGAAAAACAAATAAATAAAATTAAATTTTACGGATTTTTAAAAACAAGAGAGGAAACTTATAATTAAAATATGTGCGGCCCAATAGAAGTTGCTTATGCAGCATTTAATTTTTTAAAAGCAGACGCAGATTACAAATCAGCTAAAGCTTCAGCAGATTACACAAATCAAACTACAGCAAGTACAGCTACAACGATGCGGAATGAGGCTATATATTCCGATACTGGTTTAATTAATAAAAGAGAAAATGATGTTCAAGCACTTGCTCTTAAAAAGCTTCAAGTACAAACTGCAGCTAAACAAAAAGAAGCTACAGCTAAAGTTGGATTTGGAGAAAAAGGAATTGGTGGTAATTCTGTAGATTTACTTCTTGGAGAAATAGATCGACAGGAGGCAAATGTATATAACACTATTGATCTTAATTACATTTCAACTATTCAAAATAATGACTCTTTAAGAAACGCTGAAAACAGAAAAATATCTAATCAAATACTTGCTTTACCTAGAGCATATAAACCTAATGCGATGTCTTATTATGGTAGTGCAGCACTTAGTTCAGCAGCATTTGCTTACAGTGCTTCAGGGCCAGACTCTAAAGTCTCTCAAATGAATACTAAAATTAATAACTTTTTTAACCCTGGAAATATTGATTTATCATAATGGCTAAAAAAATAGATACTAATTTAGGAATAGATGTTTCATTAACGTCTCCATCCGCTGTTACAGGAGTTTCCGTAGCACTTCCGTCTGAACCTAAAGGAAAAAGTCAATTTCAAGAACTTGCTGACGTATTTAAAAATATACAACCAGCTGTAAACACTCTTGCAGGTAACGCAGTAGAAAAACAAGCTAAAGAGGACATGATTACTGGTGCTAATAAAATTAATAGCATGACAAGAGAAGAAGCTATGTCCGCTCATGAAAAAGGTTTTCCAGATGTTTATAATGGATGGGTTAGACACGGAATGTATAGTCAAATATCTAAAGACTCAGCAGATCAATTTCATTTAAACTTTCTAGAAAACTATACAAGAGACAGAGTAGATCCTAACTATAATTGGGAAAAAGATTACGCACAAAGATCTCAACAATATTTACAAGGTAAAGAAAAGGATCCTTTTTGGAATAAAAGTTTTGCTGAAGCAAGTGCAGTTTATAAAAAAACAATTTTAGCTAATGAATTTGAACATCAAAACGATGTAATTAAAAAAACAATAACTGCTTATACAGTTAAAGAAATTAGAAATCTTCCAGATAAAATTGAAGATAAATTAGCAGCAGCTTGGTTTGATGCAAACCCAATAACTGAAAATGATAATACATATAATGAAAGAAAACTAAAATTCTTTTCTGAAAATTCTTATAAATTCTTTTTAGATAGTCTTGAAGATATTAAAAAAAATAGAAATGTAGCTATTGATAAAACTGATTTTGACTCAATGATAATGTCAGCTGCAGAAGCCCACCTAAACGAAGGCGGTGTTTATGCTCAATTTTTTGGAAGATATATAACAAGTAACAGACCAGACGGCACTCCTGCTATTGTAGATAAACAAGAATTAAGAGGGCAATACACAGCAATTTTAAAAAGAATTAATGATGTAAATGATCTTGCAATATTTGGAAATAATTTTAGAAGTTTTAAAACTGCAAATTTTGATAACACTCAATATAATAAATTAGCAGATGCTTATTTTGAAAACGCTGTTAAACAAGCTACAGTTAAAGGTAATTTAAATTATCACGATGCTGTTATAGGTGTTGTAGCAGCTCATAAACCTTACATAGCTGGTAACAGACCTATTCCTTTTATTTCTGATTTAATTAATAGACCTTTAGGTCAAGGCGGAGATACCGCAGATAATAAATTAAGTTTAGCAATAGTTAAAGAACTTTCAGACTCTGGAGCGTTGGCTACTTACTTTAAAGACAATCAAAAAAATTCTTTAAAATGGAACATGGGCCTTGAAATGATGAGAAATGGAGAACCTACATCTAAAATATTTAACGCCTTAGCTTCACTTGAAAAAAATCAAAACTTTATAAATTTAACTGAAACAGAAAGAAAACAAATATCAAATAATATTCCAGGGGCTAATTTACCTGCAAACCAAGATTTAGTTTATACAATCGCTCAATATAATAGAAATGCAGGAGTTACAGATGTTAACAAAGTTACTAAAGATTATTTAACAAAAAATTATTTTCAAGACAGTGTTGGTAAATGGATCCCTAATTCAAAAGTAATTGATTTAGGAATAGATAAAACCGAATATGAAATGTATGCAGACACTGCTTATAAAATTTTGTCTGAAAGAATAGATTCAGATGTAGTCATTCCATTAGTTTCAGATACCGCTGAAACAAATATAGGCGGAATTAAAGCTTTAGCTAATAAAGGTAATTACAATTTTTCTATAAATTCTGAAGGTGGTTATGCTTATTTTACAATTGTTAGCCAATTAGGAACTGAAATGCCAGTTACAGTTAAAAAATATTTTTTAGATGATAAAGGAATGAAAATTCCAGCAACAGATGAAAAAGGAAATAAAATTGTTACGCAAGATTATAAACACCAAGAAGTAATACTTCAAATTCCATTAAGCGTCTTAAAAAGTCGTGTAACTGCTGACATGCGTAATAAATCTTTAGAAGATCAGAAAAAAAGAAATGAAGCAGATGAATTATTAAGGCAAAAAAATAAAGCAATCGATAATTGGATGAAACTTATGGGAAATAATCCTTACTCTAACT